TTAATTTTGGTATTTAAACCTTTTTTACTTGTTAGTATGATACAAAGGCTTTCAAAAAAGCTGGGAAATTCAACAACTCTTGGAAATTATGGACTTTGTCCCGCGGCTTTAATCTGACGGCCGCGTTCCTTTTTTTGCTCAATTATTGACCCCTTCTCTACGCAACTTCAGTTCCCACCACCAACTTTGCGGCAGCTTTGTAGGATCAATGTCTAAAAGAATAATGGTGACCGATAAGAAAACGACTGAATAATTGCAGATTTTCGCTCGAAACCTTCCTGTCAGATCCATAGCGAATCAAGTGCTGAATGTCACAGTATCGAACAGAAAACAGTGACGATCTAACCCTTCAAGAATATTCTACGATTGTTCTGTTTAGGAAAAGCAAGGCGGGAAGTCGGGAGATAAGTCATTGATAAAGTGGCGGAGAGAGGGGGATTTGAACCCCCGGTAGAGTTGCCCCTACTCCGGTTTTCGAGACCGATGATACAGAGTCGAAAAATCAAAGAGTTAAAAATTTTTCTTGGAATAAATGTCTTAAAATCGTACACGAAAAATCAATGAATTACATAACATTAAAGAAGAATATTCCAAGCCTTCTTGAGTCCACCACCTGTTTTCAGGTGTCATTCAGACGTGATTTGCCCCAGATTGGGAAAGCACGCTTTTTTCTCAGCTTATTCCGTTTTGCCTGTGTGTTGAATAATTCCACTGCAGTTATATAAAATCGGTAACGGCTGGAAATTATTCAATACTCGCACTATCGAAAGTTAACCAGCCAACCGCAGTATCCTGTCATGACAAGTTACTGCGGCTTTTTACTTTTTATATTTAACGGATCAACATCCAGATCAGCAGACACGCCACCACCGGCACAGCAAAATCCATCAGGCTTGCCACATCCCATGCACGTGGATCAAAACCACCCCACCACGGCATGTTAATCCGCTTGCCATGCCCGAACATTTCAATCCAGCGATATTCTGCCTGGGTGTGTTCACGCGCAATGAAGAACGTACAACCGGCTATCGCTCCGTAAGCCCAGTTCCCGGTAAAAAGACCAATCAGTAGCTGCGCAGCCACAGCACAAAGCGCATGAAGGAAAGGTGTTATATCCATTTTCATCCTACCCAATAAAACGGGGCGCTCGGCCCCTTAATATTATTTAGACGCAAGCGCCGCCTCAATTGCAGATAATCTTTGTCTTAATTCTGCGTTTTCTTCTTCCAGTGCTGTTATCCTGTCGTCTGACTCTCTGGCTACCTGAACAAGCAAACCCGTTACGCCTGAGTAATCGACGGTATAGTATCTTTCTCCCTCTTCTCCATCAGACCCATTGTCCCCGCTCTTGTACTTTATTGTGCTACCAACTGATTCAGGGATTGCATTAAGTGCCTCTTGCGCAATAACGCCAGCATAAGGCATACCATTAGACTTGAGACGGTAAGTATACCCATTCATTAATCTGATGCGCTCAGTGGCATTATCAATAACCTGAATGTTTTCTTTAAGATCTCTGTCCGACACCTGGTCGAATGATGTTGCCTTGCATGGCCCGTTTATCTCAAGCTGATAGGTTTTATCTGGGTTCCTTTGTGCATAAAACAAAAAAAGCCCGCCATCATCCCTAATTTCATAAACAACTGGACGACTGGAATTTCCCCATAATAACGTCGACACACCAGAATACGCCGTACCTTGCGTGTTTAATGTCATGGTTGACCCATGATTAGCGTATTTGATTTGTAATGTGTCTGTATTATCAAACTTAATAAGCGCGTTACTTCCCCGCACACCATACGACATGAGACAGTTCCCCATTTTCAGATAACCTGAAGTACCAGGGAAGATCATTGTTCCGCCGTAAAGGTTGGTAAAATCCCAGCAAATATTTTCACCGTTATCGTTCAGGTTAAGGCGCGCCATTGCGTTCCCTGGACTGTCTATCCATTTTTTAAGGTATAGTTCGCAATACGCATCCTCAACACCTGCCGTCCTGTGAGTTGAGCGAAGTTTTCGCCCAAATATAGCTCCGCTAGTTGGCAATACCTGCTGATACCATGAAGCAGACCAGTCACCAACGGTTTCATCTTTGCTGTCTACATATGATTTTGTTGCGTAGCTTCCTTGATCGTTTTGTAGTTTACTAACATCGGATTTTAGCGTTTTGATGTCATCAGGAATTACTGTTTTTGTAACCATTGTCTTACTCCATTAAGCCCATGTCCTTACATGCTGATCTGTCGTAATGAAAGGCATTAAAGAAGATATGTTTTTACTGCCATCAACAATCCTCATGTTTACGAAAAAACCACCGCGATCAATGCCTGTACATCTTTCGTTTTCTGGCTCCTCGTAATCAATAATGCAGCCAATAACATCAACAAGAACCCCATTTTCTTCTTCAAGACTGAACAGGCCACTGTCATATACAATTGCGTTAAACTGTTCTCTGTTATCGAATCGTAATGTTATATCCCGCATTATACGTATTCCTTAAGCTGCGTATCTGACAATGCTCTGTTCCAGAAACGGAGGTTTTTTATATGACCATTAAGGTGTCGTAATCCTGTCGTCGTTTGTCCCCCGATACGAATCACAGCAGCTTCACGAATATATTTCCATACTGTTTTTGTTTCTGTGCTTATATGCTTATTTGCAAATGAGCATGTCATGCCGTCAGCCTTAACCCTGAATCCCATAACGAGATCTCTTACTCCGCATGACTCATATACACGTCGGTTAGCCCCGCCTATATCACAATAGGGATAACCGTCCTGACTGATAGTTCCAGAAGAGCCAAATCCCATGATAAATGGAGCACCTGACTGATGGTTTTCTGTATCAATTACTCGCGGTGCAGCATTATGAGAAATAAACCAGTTTTTATGGACTTCCACCATGAACGTAAAAGGCATGGTATACATATTTTTCATCAGCGGAAATTTACATAAATCTGATGCACGAGTCGCTGGCTCTGTTGTCGTTATGATAAAGGAAGTTGCACAGGCACCATACTCGAATTGCGGGGTGGTTACTTCTATCCAGTCACCTGTTGCAAAAGCCCCCACTGCTCTGTCGGCTGCAATTTGCAGCTGCGTACCAACCATTCCCCATTCTGGCAGACATTTCAGTGTTGCCTGAAAATATATCCATCCACTACCAGGGTCGATTTCAAAGTTTGCTGTTAATAGCTGGGCATTACCACCCGTAATTTGTAGTTCATGAGTCTGTAATGACAAATAGGCGTCACAAAGGAAAGTGTATCCTTCCGAGTTATACCCTTCAAAACGGATACGTGCGCGAACATTGAGATCACTTCTTACCCTGAACGACGCGGTAACATACGGACCTTTACTGTATTGATCATCGCCAGTCACATCTATGCCTTTATTACCAGCAACTGTGCATATATTTCTCCCTGTTGTCGTTCCTGCTATCTCACTTCCTACTGTGAAACGTCCATATTTAAACTCAAATTCATCTGTTGATGATGTTACAGATATACCACCGCTTTTATTCCACGCATCAGGATTAAAACTATTTACGAACATGTTTGTTCGCTGATTCTCTATCAGCAAACCATATTTTTCAAAACGAGGAACGTTATTACCTGCTACGGTAATATGCCCGGACTTATCAATATAAGTTGCTGATGAAGCGCGGCTAAATTGGCATATGCCATTAACAGGTACAGTGATTTCATCACTGCCGATGGTTATTGTTTTATAGCCCGGGGCATACCCTGTTATCGCTTCCAGAGAATCATTCAAGGGTAGCCAGATATCAGGAAGCGGAGGGACAGAAGCAGGATCAGCGGCATCTTCTGCAATCCGGGCTGCATTCTCTGCTCTTGTTGCGGCTGACGTTGCTTCTGTCTTGCTGGCTGCTGCTTTTGTTTCACTCGTCTTTGCGTTAGTTTCACTGGTTTTTGCAGCTTTTTGGCTATTAGCTGCCGCACTTGCAGAACCAGCTGCGGCACTCTCGCTTTGGGCCGCTGCATCCTGACTGTTTTTTGCCGCAGTTTCGCTGGCTTTGGCATTCGTTTCGCTGGTCTTCGCTGCCGTCTGGCTGGACTTTGCGTTAGTTTCACTCGTCTTCGCAGCTTTCTGGCTGTTAGCCGCAGCAGTTGCTGATCCAGCTGCTGAAGTCGCAGAACCGGCTGCCGCGCTCTCGCTTTCGGCTGCTGCAACCTGGCTGTTTTTTGCCGCAGTTTCACTGGCTTTGGCATTCGTTTCGCTGGTCTTCGCTGCCGTCTGGCTGGACTTTGCGTTGGTTTCGCTCGTCTTTGCGGCTGTCTCGCTGTTTTTCGCGTTGGTTTCTGATTTTTTGGCTGCTGTCGCGGAGTTTGCCGATGCAGTCTGTGAGGTCGCTGCCGCCTGTGCGCTGTTAGCTGCATTCGTTTCTGAGGTTTTCGCCGCGTTCTTCGATGATGCCGCTGCAGTTTCGGATTTCTTTGCCGCCGCTGCGCTCTGAGAGGCGGCTTCGGCGTTGCGTGCCGCTTCTTCCACCATTTCCTCAAAACGACGCAATGCCTCCGGCATGACATCATCTTCCGTCATGGCACCGAGAAAATCATTCAGCGTCCCCGGACTGGAACCTTCATAGACGGTAATGGTCCCGGCATGTGAAGGCGGAAAACCTTCAACCAGCAGGATGACGCTGTACTGGCCATACTCAACGTCCATACTGTAACGCCCGGCTTCATCAGGATTTTCAGAGGCCACCGTGTTCACCAGTACCGTGGTGCTGTTACGCTTTGCCTTCAGTTGAATAGTGCAGTTCTGTATTGGTTTTCCCGCACCATCTTTCAGCACACCTGAGATTTTTACTGCTGCCATATCCACTCCACAAAAAAGCCCGCCTGAACCGGCGGGCTGTCATAACACTGTGTTACCTGGCTAATCAGAACTTATAACCGACACCCACGATGAAACCGTCAGTGCGCCAGTCGCCACTGCCGGAGCCTTCATAAGCAATATCAATGGCCACGGATTCGGTCGGGTTAAACTGCACGCCAGCTCCCCACGCCAGAGACGTGTTGCTGTGGCGATCGTCATCACTTCCGGTCAGCACATCGTGCGTTTTCCCCTTGTTGTCAGTTACGCGGAGATAATCCCCGGAGAACGTCGAAACACGGCTGTAAGCCACACCTGCCATCGCATAAGCACTGAACCATTCATTCACGCGTACAGATGGCCCCGCCATCATGCTGAACCAGCGGTTACGCACTGAATCTTCATGCCAGCGGGTATCGCTGTAATGCGTTTTTTGCTCATCTTTGGCATTGGCATAACTGAATGACGTCACCAGCCCCAGCGTGTCCGTAAATTCATAACGGTATTTCACGTTAATGCCCTTCAGGTCATCACTGCCTGGCATATCAGTATGGGCCTGAAGATACCCGGCGCTTAGTGTGGACTGATGCTCTGCTGCGCTCGCTGGCGTACCAGCGGCAACCAGCCAGACTACTGCGGACAGAATAACAGCACATAATTTACGCATAATTACCTCTCGCTTTTCTGCAATAAAAAAGGCGTCATTTCTGACGCCCGTATTGGGGTTATAAAATTCAGCTGATACTGATGCCTGCGGTGGCTTTCTTCATCACCACAACCAGCAAATCGCTGATACTTGCTGTGGGATACCAGCCATTTACCCACCATGCTGATACCGAAAACTCCAGTGTCATTACGCCACTGCCTGCAGGCATATCAATAACACCCGTGTAAATCAGAGTATTATCCAGAGCCGTTCGGTTATAAATTTCAGCCCCGTTTTTCTTCACTATCAGGCGGCATGACGAATAAGTATCGCTATTCTCCCGTTCATGTCTGGCACCGCTGAAAGCCACCGCCGGAATAACAATTTGCCGGTCAAACGGCTGATCGTCATAAACCCTGACGGTAATGGTCCCTGATGGCCACCGTTCCGGTGCACGGGAGTCACGGGGGAAAGCTTTGCCCACTGTTTTAACGAGATCACCTTCAATCTGGTTCGCGGACAGTTTTCCCAGAACCCGGCAGTTCTCGTTAATCGTGACGTTGTTGAGCGTCCCGGAGTTCGCATTCACGTTACCGCTGATATCGGCATTTTTTGCCGTCAGCCGCCCGTCCGGTGTCAGGGAAAATGCCGGAGGATTACCGCCGCTGGTAATGGTGGGAGCCGTCAGATATTTCAGGAACACTTCATTCATAAATATCTGATCGCCCTGACCAACAAACATCGGCTTTGTGTTGCCATTCGCAGGATTAATCATCGCAATCCTGTCTGCCGCCAGCAGCACCTGACTCTGCATACCGTCGGGGGTGTTCTCAATACCGGCACCGATACCCGCGATATAAAGGCGTCCGTCCTGCATCTGCTGCAGCTTCACAGCCCACATGCTGTTCAGGTTATTATTTGTATCAACCTGAACCTTCTGTATCTGCTGGATCGCTGCACTCTGGTCTTCCAGTTTCTTATTGACGGTCTGCGTGATTTCATTGCTGACACCCGTAATGGACGTCCTGATTTCAGCCAGGTCAGGCGCAAGCTGACCGTTATCAATCTGCGTCCACAACTCCTGAGCCAGATGGGTTTTCCCTATCTCTCCTTTGAAAAAATCCAGATAGCCGGATGCGTCATCACTCGGCTGGCCAACAGCCTCCACAAATGCCGATTTGCCAACGGTGTTCACACTGCGGATGTAAAAATAATAATCATGGCCCGGCCTGATATTGATACTGGCAGCTATCCAGTACAGCGCCGTGCCAAGATAGCGCGCTGTGGTTTCAACCTGCCTGATATCGGTAATCCGCGTTTCCGAGAACCAGAACTCAAACTGTACCGTCGGATCATAAACCGCAAGATGCGGCGTGGCAGTTATCTGAAAATAGCCCGGCGTCAGCTCAATCCGCGACGGCACTGCAGGTGCGGCAATCCGGAACGATACCGATGCCGGATCGCCCTGCTGCCCCCACGCATTTACCGCCCGGACTGTCAGCCTGTAGTTTCCCAGCGCCAGTTGCGTGAATCGGTATGTGGTTTCCGTCGTCCGGGCCGTGCTGACCAGCCGCTCACTGCCGTCATCCGCTGCCACGGTCAGGCGAAGCATAAAGCTCACACCCTTCACCACCTTCGGCGTATCCCAGCGCGCCAGCACCTGGTATTCCCCGCTGTCTGCGGTGACTTCTGCGGTCAGGTGCTGCACTGCTGGCGGCGTGACACCATTCACCGTGCCGCTCTGGTCGCCGTCAAAGTGCGCCCCGTTATCCACGATGGCCTCTTTCTCCGGCACATGCTGCACAGCGGTGATGGCATACGTGCCGTCGTCATTCTCACGGATACTCACGCAGCGGAACAGGCGCTGGCGCAGCGTCGGCAGCTTCAGCCCCCACACGCTGTACTCGGCAACGCCATCAGGAACCCGGCTCACTTTCACCTTCACGCCGTCGGTGACGGACTGGACCTCCACACTCACCGGATTGCCACTTCCGTCAACCAGGCTTATCAGCGTGGTACCGGAGGATGGCAGCGTGATTTCACGGTCGAGCGTCAGCGTCCGGGTCTGGCTGTTCACCGCCAGCACACGACCACCGGTGCTGATACCGGCATAGTCATCATCACAGATTTCAATAACATCGCCCGGTACATGGCGAAGCCCTTCTGCGCCGACGCTGAAATCCACGGTCTGCGTTTCCAGCAGTTCTGTTTTAATCAGCCACAGCCCGGCGCGGTGTGCCTGCCCCCGACTGGTACAGCCAAAGGCATCCATCTTCGTGACGTTACGACCGTAACGGGCAATGGCCTGCGTGTCCTCCACAAGCTCTGTCGCCGTCTCCCAGCCGTTGTCCGGGTCAATCCAGTTCACCTCAACGGCATTATGGCGGTCCTTCAGGGCGCTGAAGCTGTAGCGGAACGGCGCGCC